CCGATTCTAACATTGATAATTCCGTTGTAGTAGTCATCTCGAAGTAATACTTCTTCTTTAAATTGTAATCTAGCCTCGTAATAACTCAACTCCCACTTCGAATCACACCATCTAAGTATTTCAAACTTAAAACTATCCATACCTAACGTTTCAAGGTCCTCATTAAGTCCATTAGATGATGAAGTGTAGGTCTTCCAATCGGTTTCTATTTTTTCATGGCGTTTATTTTTCTTACCCTTCAAAGGAGGACGCTTTCTAATAGATTGACATTGTTTCTTACCAATATATTTCTTATCATTAGTAAGATTAGTTATCTTATAAATGAAACCGTAAGGTAGGTCAGCGTTTTCTTCTAGAACCCCCTCCCAATGACCTAAATCTACCACTTTCTACAAGACCAATACCTAGCTTTTGTTTTTGGACCAGGATTGTCACAATTATGTCTGGCTCTGAAAGATTTACGAGCTTTTGGATTACTTTTACGAATCTTCATCGTCTTTTCACCCTTTCTCTTAGCAGAAGTACCTCCATGACCAAAGTTTACCTTCTTTACATTACCAGTTTTAGGATCTTTGACATATACTTTAAACTTCTTAACATCGCCACGAGTTGGCTTATTAAGTGAAACCTTACGTCCTCTATACTCAGCATCTTCTTCTGGAGTATCATCTTCTTCCTTATCTTCTCTTGAATCTGGACCTAAACCTCTTCCGTCTCTTCCTACCTTTTCACCCTGCTCTTGTTGAGCTAGTAAAGCTAGACCTGTAAGTCCTTTTTTACCTTCATTAACGTATTTTTCCAAGTAAACGTCAACTAAATCATCAAATTTCATAACAGTATTTATGCTTAACAGTGGTAATTTAAATAACGTTGAAGTGCTTTAGCGTAATGAGTACCTTTGTTCTTAAGCTTACCCTTGGCCCCACGTACCTTACTACATGATAGCTTACCTAATCTACTTTTAAGTATGCCCGGCTTAACAGGTTTATGCACATCTTCTGCATTTTCACTTTTCTTCCAGCTAACCCGCTTAGAGCTTTTCTTTTTATACATTTTACCTTTAATTTTCTTACAAGCTGCTTTAGTAGGTCTACACGCAGGGTAACTACCACCAGATTTTTTAGACTTACGACCGCACGGTCCTCCTGTCTTACAATTCACCCATCCTTTAAACTTTTTACCTGTTTTAGGATCAGTACCGCCACGCTTAAACCATTGCCTAAGTGAGTCGCTAGCTTCTAATAATTCTTTCTGTGTCATTTCTTTTTCCAAATTTTACCTTTACGACATCTTACAATAGCTCCTGACTTATATGCAGAAGTCTTCTTACCATAAACTGAATCAGCCTTACGTTTACATCTATCTGCTTTCTTTTTTTCAGCATCCTCTTCAGGTAATGCCTCTTCTTCCTCTCCAGATAAATATAAACCATCTAATCCATCAACCTCTTTTTTCTTGTTCTTCTTTTTACCTCCAACAGTACCAGCTCTCGATACCACCTTACCTAATAATGTAGGCTTCCTTACATCTCCTTCAGCATACTTACTAATATCATGCATTGATTCACCGTCACCTAAAGAACCTCCAGGGCCTGCAGTGTTACTCTCAAGTAACTTATGAAAAATTTTCTCGAATTTACCTATTGATTCCATTGTATATATATTTATAATAGATGGATGGAATTGCTAAAGAAGTATATTGAAGAAATTACTAAAGATTTATATTTAGATGATTTCAATATAAAAGAATCTCAAATGAGGTTACCAGCTAAGAAGCATTTCTGGGTTGCCCGTTTAATGGATGCAAAGATTAATCGTAACTCTTTTATTAGAAACAAAAAACAACTTAAAAAGGAATTGGTTAAAAAGGTTATTATTGATTCACCAGTAAAGATTAGTCAATCAGCTGCAGAATCTGCTGCAGAAAGACATGATTCAGTTAGTAGGCTTAATGATTCTATATCTGAACAGGATTCTATTATTGAATACTTAGAAAAAGTAGAGAAAATTATGGGTCAAATGCATTGGGAGATTAAAAATATTATCGATATTAATAAAATGGAGCAGCTCTGATGTTAACCTTTGATTATAATACAAGCAATAGAAAGCTCTTAATAAAAACAGAAGATAGTTCTCTATTTGATAAGATTAGAGAGCATTTTAGTGTTGAAAACGATGGTGCGAGATTTGCTAGATATAGAGGTAGGTTTGCAGCTCGTAGAAAATACGCTATAACCGGTACAGGTGCTTGTGAATTAGGGTTATATTGGGATATAAGACAGTATCTTATTAAAGAACAAATAAAAGTTGATGTTAATATTACTGATAAACTACAAAAAGTATTAGATGTAGGTAGGGATATAGAACTTTATAAGAAATTTACATTAGAGTTAAGAGAATACCAAGAAGAAGTAATTAAAAAAGCTTTAAAAATAGGTAGAGGTACTTGTGTATTAGGTACAGGGGCTGGTAAAACGTTAACTACTGCTGCACTTATTGAAAATTACTTTCAAAATTGTCCAGATAAAGATACTTTTAAGTGTATGGTACTTGTACCAGACTTAGGATTAGTATCTCAAACGTATGAAGAGTTTAATGATGTAGGTACTACATTTAAAATGACTAAATGGACGGGGAAGAACAAACCAGATCTAACTTCTAATGTTATTATATGTAATATAGGTATTATACAGAGTCAATTTGATAATAACGATTGGTTAAAGTATATAGATCTACTAATAGTTGATGAATGTCATAAGATAAAAGCAACAAACAAGGTTAGTAAGATAGTATCTAAGATCAAAACACATAATAAGTATGGATTCACTGGTACTTTACCTGAAAACAACTTAGATAAGTGGTCGATTATAGGTAAACTAGGACCAGTTATATATGAAAAGACAAGTTATGAGTTAAGATTAGAGGATTATTTGGCTAATGTTAATGTAAAGGTGTTAAACTTAGCGTATAAAGTACCTCCACGGTACCTTTCTGACGATAAATACAGAGAGGAATTAGATTTTATATACGAAAGTCCGTTTAGAAATACTTTTTTATCAAAATTATGTAGAAAATTAGATAATAACACGTTAGTTTTAGTAAATCACATTAAACATGGGTTAGAATTACAAGAATATTTAAAAAATAGTAAGGAAAAGCAGGTTTATTTCATCAGAGGTGAGGTAGAAGTAGAAGAACGTGATAAAATTAAAAAAATAATGGAGAAAGATAGTAATGTTATATGTATAGCTATGAGTTCTATCTTCTCTACAGGAGTTAATATTAAGAACTTACATAATATTATATTTGCTGCTGGAGGAAAGTCGTTTATTCGGACTGTTCAGTCAGTTGGCCGTGGGTTACGTAAGCATGCTAGTAAGAACAAGTTAATAATATTTGATATATGTGATAAGTTGAGATATGGGCTACGTCATAGTGAAAAGAGGAAAGATATATACGAAAAAGAAAAGATCAAGTATACCCAAAGTATTATTCTTGAAAAATAGTAAACATATATTATAATGTAATATAATGGCCGCGAAAGAGAAAAAACCATACTATATAGAGCCGAAAGTCTTTAAAGATTCGTTACGTAAGTACTACGATACCGATATATTAACAGACGATCTGGCTGAAAACATTAAAAAGATTGCTTATGGTCTAAGTTATAATGCCTCTTTTATCAATTATACATATAAAGATGATATGATAGGAGATGCTTTAATTAAAATGTATTCAGCTTTAAAGTATAAGAAGTTTAATTTCGACAAGGCTACTAATCCCTTTTCATATTTTACTACTATAGCATATCACGCTTTTATTAATAGAATTAAGAAAGAAAAAAAGCATCATGAAGCAGTTACTAAGTATAAAGAGAGAGTTTATGAAGATTATATGTCTGATCCGACCAATACCCATGGGCATGTATACGTTAAACCAATAGACGAAGAGAATACCTTTGAAAGTTAGTAAACCAAGAGTTGCTATTTTTTCAGATCTTCATCTAGGTGTTCATACAAACAGTTCTGATTGGCATAATTATGCTATCGAATGGGCTCACTGGTTTAAAGAAGAGTGTAAACGAAAAAATATCAAGGATATAATCTTTTGTGGTGATTGGCATCATAATAGAAGTGAAATATCAGTTAATACTCTGCAAGTATCTGCAGATATATTAGATATATTATGTGATTTTAATATTATCGCTATAACTGGTAATCATGATATATATTATAAGCATCGTACTGATGTTAATTCTTTGTCTATCTTTAAGAAACGTAAGAATGTAACGATCTTAGATAGGCATGATACGATAGAAGCGTTTGATCGTACTATTACCTTCTGTCCTTGGAATACTAACGTAAAAGATATTCCTGAAAGTGATGTTATCTTTGGTCATTTTGAGATAGAAACTTTCAAGATGAACACCTACAAGGTATGTGAGGAGGGAATTAAGGTTAAAGAACTACTTAAAAAGAGTCCATTAATTATATCTGGTCATTTCCATACTAGACATGAAAAGAAGTATGGTAAAGGTACTATCTTATATGTAGGTAATCCTTTTCAAATGGATTTCGGCGACGCGGGTAATAGAAAGGGGTATTATATTCTAGATTTAGATACTCTAGAGTATGATTTTACATATAATAACATATCTCCTACGTATAAGAAAATTTCATTAAGTGAATTAGTAAGAGAAGAGACTATTACTAAGAAAGTAATAGATGATTTTGCTGGTAATATTACGAAATTAAAGGTTGATATGAATATATCGCAAGCTGATATGGATATTCTTATCAAGAAGCTGACTTTACTTAAGCCAGAAGTATTAACAGTAGATTATGATATTAATTTTAATAGATTAATGGATGATAGTGCTGATAAAGAAGATTTGTCTGGTATTGATATACCTCAAGCTATTGAAGAGTTTGTGAATTTACTTGATATCAAGAATAAAAAGGAGATAATAGGATACACTCTAGGATTGTATGAAAAGAGTAGACTTTAAAAAGCTTAGCATTGTAAATTTTTTATCTGTTGGTGAAGATCCGGTAACTATAGAGTTTAGTAAAGGACTTCATGTTATTACTGGTAAAAATAAAGATAAACCTGATAGAAGAAATGCTATTGGTAAGAGTACTATAGCTGATGCGTTATATTTTGCTATTTTTGGTGAGACTTTACGTGAACTTAAGAAAGATCTTATACCTAATAACTTAACTAACGGTAAGACGCATATTGAATTAGATTTTGAAGTAGATTCACCTAAAGGTAAAAATAATTTTAAGATTATTCGTACTCTTTCTCCTTCAAAAGTATTTATTTTTAAAGATGGAGTTGATAAGACTCGTGATAGTATAAAAAATACTACTACATATATTAATAATGTATTAAGTGCATCACCTTCTATATTTCAAAACTGCGTTATAATGACTGTTAATAATGCTGTACCGTTTATGGCTAAAAATAAAATTGAAAAACGTAAGTTTATCGAAGATATTTTTGGTATGGAGGTATTCAGTAGTATGTTAGCTACTCTAAGACAGGACTATAATGAGATATCCCGAGAACATGATACGAGATTAACTAAGTTAGAAGAGGTTGATAAGTCTTACAAAAATTACGAAGAACAAAAGCAAAAAATACTTCAAACTAGAAAACAAAAGAAAGAAAAGTATCTAGGTAGACAGCAGGATAATACACAAGAAGCAGAAAGGCTTGATTCCGAGCTTAAAAAGGTACAGCAAACTAATATTTCGAAAGTCGAAAGACAAATATCTGCATTAGAAGAAGGGGTTTTAGATCAAGATATAAGGATTGAAAGTAATCTTGAAGCTGTTGCACGCAATAAAGCTTTAGCTGCTGAAAGGAAAGAAAGATATAAAAAAATGGGTACTGAAGAAGAAAAATGCCCAGTATGTCTTCGACCTATGGAAGAACATGATGCAGAATTAATAGCTAAAGAAAAAGAAAAACTTAAAAATGCAATTCACGAAGCAATAGATGATATTAAATACTACTCTGACGGACTAAAGGAATTAAGAGTTAGAAAAAATAAATTTTTAAAAGCTATTAACGAATGTCGTAATAAAATATCTGAAGCTAAACTTGAAGAGCAAAATAAAACTAATATTGAAGAACGAATTAAACAACTAGATAAGTGGCAAGTCGAACTTGAAGGTGATCTCGAAGCTATTGAATCTACTGATACAGATTTTGATTCATTAATTGTTGATACTAAAAAACGTGTAGATAAATTAGCCAAGAAGGTTAAAGAATATAGAGATGAATTGGCTAAGTTAGATATTGTAAAGTATGTAGTATCAGAAGAAGGTGTTAAATCATATATTGTTAATAAGCTTCTAGAATTGCTTAATAGTAAATTATTACATTATCTTAGAAGACTTGATTCTAACTCTATCTGCATCTTTAATGAATATTTTGAAGAAGAGATTCTTAATGAAAAGAATAAAGTATGTTCATATTTTAACTTTTCTGGAGCTGAACGTAAATCGATTGACTTAGCATGCTTATTTACCTTTTCCGATATAAGAAGATTACAAGGCGGCGTTCAATATAATATAGCTATATACGATGAGTTGTTTGATTCATCTTTTGATGAAAAAGGTATCGAACTAATAACTCATATACTTCAAGATAGGGTTGAAGAACTCGATGAATGTTCAATTGTTATATCGCATAGAAAAGAATCTATTAAGGCAGTTACTGGTGATGTAATTTATCTTGAAAAAGAGAATGGTATTACTAAGCGACTAGATTACAAAGAACTCTAAACTATATATAGTATGATTACAGGTCCATCTCCTTTTGCACAACCCTTCGCTTCTCCTTATGCGGTAAATCACTATCAGCAAAAAGAAGCAAAGGAAGTTAAAATGGAGCCAAGAGAGGCAACGTTGCCTAGATATGTAAATTATTTAGCTGACTACTCAGGTTGCGGACATTGGAGAATTTTATGGCCTGAAGCCATTATTAACGCAAGAGGTGATGGTATGTCGCAATCAACTACAGCAATGGTTACTACACCACAATGGTACCAGAACGTTAAAGTAGTAAAAGTACAAAGACAAGCTTCAACTGCTCAAAAAGAATTTATTAAATTCTTAAAAGATGTACAAAAAAAGTACGACTTTAAAATAATGTATGAAGTAGATGACGTTGTATTTAGTGAGTGTATTCCTGATTATAATAAGTTTAAATTTGCATTTGATAATGACGAGATCCGTCAAAATTGTATTGATATAATTAATATGGTTGATGAAGTTACAGTTACTTGTGACTTTATGAAAAAATTATATATAGAAAAGACAGGTCAAAAAAATATTACAACTATACCAAACTTTGTACCTAATTTTTGGATGGGACATTCCTTTAATTCACGTAAAATTCAAAGAGCTTATGACCATCATAAAAAGAAACCTCGTATATTATATACAGGGTCGGGAGCACATTATGATGTGGACAACAAGACTAATGGTGTTGATGATATGTATAAGGTAAGAGACTTTATACGTAAAACAGTTAATAAGTATCAGTGGGTTTTCGTTGGAGCTTTCCCTCCACAACTAGCTGATTTAGTACAAAGTCATAAAATTGAATTTTATCCTTGGCAAAACTTACTTAATTACCCTAATTTTATTGCTAACTTAGATGCGCAAATGATGATCGCCCCTTTACTACCTAACGATTTTAATAAATCAAAATCAGATATTAAGTTTATTGAAGCTTGTATTTTAGGTATACCTTGTTTGTGTCAGGATATAGAAACTTACGGTTCTGCTCCTGAGAGTTTACGCTTTAGCAGTATAAGGGAATTAGAAGATAAAATTGAACGTACTTTGAGAAAGAGAAATAAGTATAATCAAAATATTAATAAACTTAGAGCAATAGGTGAAACAAGAATGCTCGAACTTGAAGAAAATATAGGCTGTCATCTTGAAGCACTTAATACACCATTTGGTAGCCCGGAAAGAAAGTATCTTAAAAAGTGGAATTAAGATAGGAACTATCTTATTATAATAAGGTAGATGTCTTATCGTAATGTAGTTTATAATGGTCGTAATCGCAGCGTAAATCTCTTTACCTGGGATACAGATGGTAAAAGAGTAATGCATGAGTGCTCTTTTGAGCCTTATTTGTATATTGAGAATCCTGCTGGTGAAAAGACTTCAATTTATGGTACGTCAGTTCGTAAGCGTAAATTTAATACTAGTTACGATAGATCACGCTTCGTAAGAGAGTCTAATGTTAAGAGGGTGTTTGAAAATATGCCTCCTGCTCAGCAGTTTCTATTAGACTTATATTGGGAGCAGAATGAAGCAGATGAATTTAGTAGTCAGCCTCTTAAAACGTGTTTGTTAGATATTGAGACCTACTCTCCTGATACGTTTCCTGATCCTGAGAATCCTACTCATGTAGTAAATGTAATAACTTGCTATGATAACTTTACTAAAACGTTTCATACGTTCGGTATCAAGCCGTATAATGGTAAGGGCGTAGATAACTTAAATTACGTTCATTGTAGAGATGAGCGCGAGATGTTTATACGTTTTATTGAATACCTAGAAAATGATTACCCCGATATCTTAAGCGGATGGAACTCAGAATTCTTTGATATACCTTATATCATTAATCGTATTGAGAGAATCCTAGGTCAAAATTACGTTAATAGACTTTCACCGTTAGGTAGGGTTCACTTTAGAGCTATTAAGGGTAAATTTGGTCAAGATCAAAAGCGTTATTATATTGACGGTATTGCATGTTTGGATTATCTCGATGTTTATAGACGTTTTTGCTTGAAGTTGAGAGAATCGTATAAACTCGATGCTATTGGTGAAGTAGAATTAGGTCAGCGAAAGATTGATTTTGGTGATACAAATCTTGCTACTCTATCTGATGAAGATTGGGATACCTTTATTGACTATAATATTCAAGACGTTAACCTACTCGTACGGTTAGAAGAAAAACTGCAATACGTTCCTTTGTTACGAAAGCTATCTTATGTTGGTCTAACTACTTTGGAAGGTGCTATGGGTACTATTGGGGTTATTAATGGTGCGTTATGTATTAAGGCTAGAAAACGAGGGGAAGTTATTGCAACGTTTTTACGCAATGCTGATACTGGTAAGAATCCTGGTGCATATGTTGCGGAACCTAAGAATGGGTTTAAGAATCATGTGGTATCTTTTGATGCTAACTCTCTATACCCTAACGTGATGATATCACTTAATACTTCGCCTGAAACTAAAATAGGTAAAGTAGAAAATACTACTGATAAAAAAGTAGTTATACAACATGTAAGTGGTAAGCTATTTGAACTTGATAGACCTGCATTTGCTAAGTTCTTGAAAGACGAACAATGTGCTTTATCTAAGGCTGGTTTCTTGTTTACTCAAAAGAAGAAAGGTATTATACCTGAATTTTTGGAATACTATTACAATCAACGGGTTGTTATTAAGAAAGATCTTTTTAAAGCTAAAACTAGACTTAAAAAACTAAAGAAAGATACTCCTGAATATATTGAAGCTAAGTATGAGGTAGAAAGGCTTAATACTTCGCAGATGGTTATTAAGATTCTTATTAACTCTTGTTATGGTTATATGGGCAATAAAAATGCTCCTATCGGTGATGATGATATCGCTTCGTCTGTAACGTTGACTGGCCAAGCAGTTATTAAGTATTCGAACGAACTTATTAAAGAGTTTATTAAAAAGGAAATACCAGATATCTCGGATAGAGAGTTAGAAGGTTGTATCATTTATAACGATACTGATTCATCTTATGTATCTATTACTCCTCTAGTTAATAAAGGGTTAAAGTTTTTAGATGGTGATGATATTCATGAAGAAACTCATAGTAAGATTCAACAAATTGAGGATTATCTTAATGACGGGGTAGAGAAATGGGCTAAGAAGTCCCTGCTATCTCAAGATAGTCGATTTGTATTTAAACGAGAATGTATTGCTGATGTAGGTGTATTTTTGCAGAAGAAACGATACGTAATGCATATCTTAGATGATGAGGGTATTAAGGAAAATAAGTTTAAGTATACTGGAGTTGAGGTAGTACGTACTACTATGCCTAATGCTATTAAACCTCACGCTAAGAAAATTATTGAAACTATGCTTAGTACTCAATCCTTAACTAAGACTAATAAGATACTAAATGAAACTTATGATATATTTAAGAGTCTATCTCCTCAAGAATTAGCTTTTGTTATGGGTGTTAAGTCATATGAAAAATATGCTGTATCTTGTAATGAATTTAATACTGTAAAGGGGATGCCTATTCATGTTAAGTCAGCTTACTTTTATAACTTACTATTAGATAAACTCGGTACTGGTAATAGATATGAAGATCTTGGATCAGGTGATAAAGTGAGATATATGTATGTTGAAAAACCTAATAAGTATGGTCTAGATAGTATTGGATTTAAGTATGATTATCCGAAAGAATTTAATGATATCTTTAAAGTCGATTATGAAAAAATGTTTGAAAAAATCCTCTTTCAAGGTATTGAGCGTTTTTATGATTGTGTAGGCTGGAAGATTCGCAAGCCTGCAGAAAACGTACAAGTTGAATTATTCGACCTCTTTGCCTAAATAGCCTCATGGCATTACAACCCGGAGGTTATACTGATAACCCAGACACAGATAATACCGCTAGCGCGCATCCTGCATATAATAGAGGTAAGATACAAGGTATTTTAGAAACATTAGCTATATTAAGAAATGTTATTGTGGGATCTGACGATGGTTCAGGTTCTAATAACAATCCTGAACTAGAAAAGATTAGACAATCTCTTGTAGTTATGAGAGGTACACTTGCTCATGCACAAGATAAATCTACTTATCTATCAAAGCAGTGTAAAGAAGCGCTTGAGGAAGCAATTAAGATAGCGGATACTTTAAGGTTTCAGTAGTTGCATTCATAATAATTTAACTATAATTAAAGCATGGCAGATAAAAAAATTCAAACTATCGTAGATCATATTGGAAGAACAGTATTGGGTATTGTAAAGAAAGATACAAAAGATAGTATCACACTTTTTAATCCAGTTATTATTCATGTACAACCTGATCAGCAAACCGGTCAACTTCAAGTACAATCCTTTCCATATATTTTTATGGAGTTCTTACAAGACAAAGAACAGAACAATTGGACTTTTGATAAAAGCGCGATTGCTGTATCAGATGTACAGCTTGATGAACGTATTATTCAGCAATATGAAAATATTAATAATCCCGCGCCTCCAGTACTAAATGAAGGTAGTAGTAGCGATGGAGAAGTTGTAAAGCTTTTTGATGATGATGACGAATAAAAGCCGTCTCTTAAAATTTTAAGAGTAGCAGTTATTAACATATAGGGTCACCAGCCCACTTTAAAAGCCCCGAAAGGGGCTTTTTTTATTGATATATAAGGAGGTTATAATATAATCTTATATATGGATAAAGACATTGCTAGCGCATTAGATGATATAGATAAAATTAACCCGTTTGCTACTTATTTAGATAACAATGTTCTCAGTCGTGTAGGTGAGTGGATTGATACTGGCTC